CAATTAACCAACTAGAAGGCATGAACTTCGGTTTGGCTGGTAGCACTGTAATGGATTCAATTGCGGTAACTAATGTTATGCGTGATATTAATAATGCTGTTGGTTCTACATTAACAAACTCAATTGCAAATACATTAAAAGAATTAAAACAAAAATTGACTAGTACATTTGATGATATGGGTTATTCAACCACAAAGGTTGCACTACCTAGGTCGTTATCTTTAAATACATTAAATGATATAACTGGTAAAGTTAGCGGTTTAATTGATAAATATAAATATGCTAATAATGGGCCAATGTCTTTATTATTTAAATCTACTAAAACAGTATATGGAAAAGTTGGTAGATTATACAACAGAAAAAACATTGTTAGTACCAAAATTAATTTAGGTGATGAATTATCAAGATATACATCACATCAACGAGGTTATAAAAAAGATTTTAAAGGATTTGATATACGTTTTTCGGCAAACATAGATGAAAAAAATTTACTTTATTATACACCAGTACATGAAATGGCCCATGTTTTAAGCTCCAGCAGAGCAGTTCAATATCTTGGAACTGATCAAAATGCGTTAAGGTTTTGGAAAGAAATGAGAGTTTTAAATAGTGAATATTCAAAAGCATTGTACGATTATAAAAAAGCTGGAAATATTAAATCATATAATAAAATTTATTTAGGTACTTACAGCCGAGCAAATTTGGATGAGTTTTTTGCCGAAGCATGGACCGAATACCATTTGAGTTCTACCCCTTCAAAATATGCCAACATGGTTGGTGAACTAGTAAATAAATATTATGCAAAATAAACAGGATAATTTTATATGTATTAAATGCCAACATTTTAGAATGTTAAGTAGTGGGTGCGATGCTTTCCCAGATGGCATACCAGATTCTATATTGGAAAATAATAAACATAGTAAACCAATAAAAGGGCAAAACAATAAAATAATATTTAAAAAGGGCCAGTCATTAGAGTGGTTAAGAGCTGAAAATAATAGTTAAATTTAATTTAGTAATTTTGTAAAAAATAATAATTATGGATTTTCTATATAAAGCCGCACCAATTGGCGATCAACTAATTGATTATGATGAAAAAAATGGAATCGTTAAAGGTTACGGATCTTATTTTGATAATAAAGATAGCGACCAGGATATTATAAGAAAAGGCGCATATCTTAAAACAATTCAGGAAAATGGTGAAAGGGTTAAGTATTTATATCAACATGATATGATGCAACCTATCGGAAAAATGAAGGAGTTATATGAGGATTCAAAAGGTTTAGTATTTGTGGCGGAAATTCCTAAAACTCAGCTAGGAAATGATGTGATGCAATTAATGAAAGCTGGAGTAATAACCGAGAATAGTGTTGGTATTATGCCAATAGTAAAAGAAAATAAAGGCGATTATAGAGAGCTAAGAGAAGGGAAACTTTATGAAATTAGCGCAGTAACTATGGCCGCAAATGATCAAGCCAAAATCCTGGATGTAAAAGGAATGGAAAATATTGATCAAGTTTACAAAAGATATGATAATATCTGTAAACTACTAAGAAAAGGCACAATCTCGAATGATATGGGATATGCCCTTGAATCTGAAATATTAAAACTAAAAACATATTTTATTAATGCTACTCAGCCAGTTGAACCTACTGAGCCAGTCAAAAAGATGGTACAAGAAGTTGATATTTACAAATATTTAATTAACAAACTTTAAAAAAATTCTATTAAAATGGATGAAAATGTAAAAAATCAGCTTGACCAATTAGGCGATATTATTGATGCTAAATTGGAAAAAGCTCACGGACAGGCAGTTGACTCAGCGACTGGCAAAGCAGATGAATCACTAAAAGGTGAGATCAAAAACTTGACACAAAAATTTACTGAACGTATGGATGCTATTGAAGTTTCTAGCAAAAAAAGATTTGATGCTACACAAAGAGAGGACAAATCATTTGGCGGAAATCTTGCAAAAGCTATCAAAGAGGGTGCTTTAGAAGGTATGAAAAATGGCGGTGCAAGATCATCAGCATTTGAAATAAAAGCGGATATGACTGTTGCGGCTGATTTCACTGGTGATGTGATACCACCTCAAAGAGTGCCAGGATATAAGTTTGATCCTACAACACCACAAAACATAAGACAATTAATTCCTATTGGCTCAACTAATAGCGATGTAATAAAATATGTTAAAGAAAGTGGATATACTAATGGAGCCGCGGCAAAAGCCGAAGGAGCTACACTAGGGCAATCAGATTTTGATATGACTGCTACAGATGCTAATGTTAGAAAAATTGGAACGTATTTAAGAATCTCAGATGAGATGCTACACGATACGCCACAAATTTCTAGCTATTTATCAGCTAGAGTACCAGCTAAATTAATGGAGGTTGAAGATGACCAAATACTTGGCGGAAACGGATCAGCTCCTAATTTAGATGGGTTTTATAACTCAGGAACAAATTTTGATGTTTCATCTAATGGTAAATTTTACCAGTCAGTTGAAGCGGCAAATGAATTTGATGTATTAGTTGCGGCAATAAATCAACTACAATTATCAAACTACAAAGCTGATTATATTCTGTTAAATCCAACTGATTTTCACAAAATCCTACTATTAAAAGATACTACTAACAATTATCTTAAGGATCAAGTGTATCAAGGATTACAACCAAATTTTTTAGGTTGTCCAATCGCTGTTAATAACGAGGTTACTGCTGGAACATTTCTAGTTGGAAACTTTGCACAAGCGGCTCAATTATGGGTTAGAGATAACGTATCTGTTGAGTTCTTTACAGAGGATGGAACTAACGTTAGAGATGGTTTTGTTACTGTAAGAGTAATGGAAAGAGTTGCATTAGCAACTTACTTACCAAATGGTATTATTGATGGAAACTTTACAACTGCGAAAGCGGCTTTAGAAACTCCGTAATAATAACTATTATATTAATTAAAGGGGTATTTATTACCCCTTTTTTTATGGAGTAAAGTGAAATAATAATAAAATAAATGCAAAATATATTTGCTATTTAAAAATATTCTTTTATATTTGTGTAAACAAACAATAAAAATTATTATTATGAAAAATTCACTTTATGCTCAGATTCCAAATTGTAAAATTAATAACGAAACAACTGAGGATGTTTTGTTTACTATTATTAGTAATATTTCAGATTTACAATCTAACCAAGTAATGAATTTAGATAATCAATTAGCATTATCTAATTTAAAAGAATATGTATCATCTTATAGAAAACAAGTTGTTTCACAAATTAAACAAGGCATAAAAGCTAGAAAAGAATTGGGTTTACCAATAAACTAAAAACAATGGGGGTGTAAAAACCCCCTTTTAAAAACTTAGATATGTTTGATATGTATAAAAAATTCTTAAAACAAGATCCTAACAACTGGAAATGGCTAATTGCTATTCATGTGGTTGTTTATTCAGTAATGTTAATACTAATTTTAGATTTTTAATTATGGCAAATAAAGAAAAATTTTTACACAATATAAATAAAGCCAAAAGGCAAAGAGAAAACGAAAGGCAATTATTAGAGCGAAAATTCTATAATACTTTTAATCCATTTAACACATCTAACTTAAAAAACAATGAGGATGTTTAATTTAAGACACGTTTTAGCACTTGTAATGTTCTTTTTATGCCTTAGGGTGGTAATCATGTCAAGTGATTTTTTAACTGGCTCTATCCTTCTTGTTTTTGGTATATCAATTTTAACACATGATTCCCAAGATGTTTAGTATAGATGAAATGTTGCAAAGTTCAATTGATCCCAAAACCTGGAATGAATTGCTCCCTATTGAAAAACTAAAAATTTTAAAATTAGCTGGTAAAATCCAAAATATTATACATAATAAAGATCGTATTTTATAATAGTTGTTTGTTTAAAATCTTTATTATGTTAAAAACCGATTATTAATTTAGTCGGTTTTTTTTATATATTGATCTAGTGAATGACAATCAAAAGGGGTGTTATGCTGAATATGTTTTCTGTACAGTAGCCATGAAAAATAATTTTAATGTTTCCATGCCATTACTTGGAGCGTCTCACTATGATTGTATAATTGAGAAAAATGGCAAACTCTTTAAGATACAAATTAAGTTTATAAGCAAAGACAGGATAAAAAGTAATTATAATAAATATTCTGAGCAATGCGTGTTGAGAGCTAAAGGGCGATTTTATAATAAACAGGATGTCGATTTTTTTGCTTTATATCACCAGCAACTCGATGGCTTTTTTATAATCCCAAATATTGAGCAAAAAACTATAAGAATTAGGGCCAATGGTCCATATAAAGAAAATTTTAATAACTTTGCTTTGATTTCATAAATAAGTTTGAGTACCATTGGTTTAAAAACTAGTGGTACTTTTTTTTTATCTTTACATAAAATAAATATCATGAAAATCAAATTATTAGTATCAATTTTAAAAGATGGGAAAAGATTTAGTGAAGGCGATGAATTAAATATAGCCGATCATAAAGGTGAAATCTGGATCTCAAAAAATTGGGCACAATCAATTGACAAAAAAGAATCAAAAATTAAAAAAGAAACTAAAGAGTTAAAACTCGATTCTAAAGAAACCAAAAATGAGACAATCTAAAATTAATTCCACAACTGGATCCGAAATTGTAACATCAACAGATTTAAAGCTATTTGCAAAAATAGATACAACCGCAGATGATACAATTATTGCCAGACAAATTACACAATCACGAATCTGGTGCGAAAATTATATTTCCAGGGATATTGTAGCAAAAAATAGATCTTATTATTTAGATGAAACAAGTGGAACATTTTCAATCCCATTTGGCCCAGTGGCTTCCATTTCTAGCATTAATGCTGATGGCGTTTCTGTGACTCACACTAATGTTGGCTTAGATAAGGAAACAATTGAGCTTGATAATGGTTATGCTAAAAAAGTAACTGTTGTTTATATCACTAGCGGATTAAACGATTCTTTATTGCAACAAGCTATTTTACAATTGGCCGCCACATACTATGAAAATAGAGTTGATTTTAATTCTGGCGATGAAAACAACGCATCGGATTTAATTCCAACAGATACACGAGATATTTTAAATTCATATAAAGCAATGTTCTTATAATGAACCCAGGAAAATTAAATACCAGAATACAGATAAAACGAATGTCTAAAACTAGTGATGGGTTTGGTGGCTGGACATCTAGCATATCAAACTATATTGCTATATGGGCAAATTTTAAAGAGCTTAGCGGAAACAGAGATACAACAGATGGCCAAAGACAAACCAGAACAGAAGTGGAATTGATATGCCGAAGTGATACAATTAATTTTATAAAAGAGAATATCGGTGGTCAGGAATGGTTTTTTGAGGTTGAAGGTAATGACAAAGATTATAGAATAAATGAAATTTACGAGTCAGATTATAAAAATCATAGTAAAATAAAAGGTACTAAAATTGAATAAATGAAATCTGTAAATATTAAAATAAATCGAGCAGATTTAGCAATGCTAGATAAAAAATTGCAAAAATTAAAAAAATTCAGTAAACAAGAATTTAGCAATGAAATTGGATTTACTGTTGCAGACATTGCTAGTAAAGCGGTTTCAAAAGTTCCTGTTGATACTGGTAATTTAAAGCAATCAATTAGTTTTGGAGCTATGAACAAAAAAGCATACGTTGAAGCTAAGGCAGTTTATGCACCTTATATTGAATTTGGTACTGGTGGTTTTATTAACACAAATGATGCCCAGGAATTGGGAATAACCTCATCTATGATAAAAGCAATGTTTGCTGGTAAAGGAGTTAGAGAAGTTAATATAAAACCGCAACCATATTTTTTTAATTCAGTTCGTGAGGGTTTCACAGATTTATTAAAAAGATTAAAAAGCACTATTAAAACAGATTTAAAATAATGAAGGATCCAATAAAATTTATAAGAAAAAAAATTATAACGACTTTGGCGGGTGCAATTACATTTAACGGATCTAATGTTTTTATTTATAATAGAGTGCCTTCCAGCACTGTATATCCTTTTATAAGGGTTTACGGATTATCTACAAACTCAATAGATGACAACCAGACAAAATATAACGTTGAATGCATAACTAGAATTGAAGTTGTTACAAGATTTGAAAGTGATAGCGGTGGTGATTTAGATGCCAATACTATTATGAACGATATAATGA